TAAACGTCTTTATCGTTTGATTTGTAAGTCTTAGCAATCGGCTTAACTTGGAATTTTACTTTCTTAGCATTTTGCGGAGCATTATAAGTTGCTTGCTTCTCTTCTACTTCAGAGTCACTACCAACAAACCATACACCGTCCCCAGTGTCATACCACCATTTGGCTTGGTATTTATCGGTGTTAGACTTAGACCATTCCCAAACCGCAAATATAGTTCTATCGGTATCAGACTGCAATCCGAAATGTGTTATGGTTGCAACACTTGACGACGAATTAGAGCTACTAGTACTTCCAGATGAACCACTAGACCCACCACTCGACGTACTTGCGGTTGAAGCTTCTTTACCCGAAATAATAAGAACTTGACCTACATATATCAAGTTCGGATTTTTAATATTGTTTAATTTAGCGATGGCATCAACTGTAGTGCCATACTTTCTTGATAAGGCCCATAGAGTGTCACCTTTCACGACTTTATGTGTTACTTGTGCCATCTACTTATATCCTCCTTTCTATTCTAGCTGCTCTAACTAGAGTTTCTACTGCGTTAACAACGTTGCTTCCATCATCATAAGTTATACCATTTATGTTGTAAGAAGGTCTATTATCACTTAATCCGTCTTTCAAGTCTTTCAATGCCGAAATAATATCGCTGTTATCGTTTCTATTTTGAATTTTACCAATTGAGTTTGCTAGCGTTCCGGTTACGCCTGTTATCTGCATGTTTGCCAGTTGACGTTTAGTGCTAGATAAATCTACAACAGGACTTATAGTGCCCATAGGAGTTGACATTCTATCTATAACACCATTTGCTAAATCGTCTGCTGATTTATTAACGTATTTAGCATATTTAGTTAAACCAACTGCGAAACCTTCATCTGTAAATCTACCTATTTCCATAAAAACCTTCGAAGGCGAATTTATACCCAATGCTTCTTTGGCTTTCTTTATAGCCGTTTCTACAACATTTTTAGCGGCATTATATACAGCCATAGCTTTCTCTTCTATACCTTTTTTAAGACCTGATATCAAGTCTCTACCTGCTTGAATTAACGCTGTACCGCAATTAGCAGCTCCTTCTTTAGCTTTATCTATCGCATCAGATACTGCCGATTTAGCATCGCCGTATAAAGCTTGGATACCATCAATTAAAGATTGAAGTAATTCTCGACCGTTCTCATAGAACGCGTTGAAAGATCCTGTTATGACAGCTATTGCCGCGTCTATCATAGCATTTATAGCCTTCTCTACTGCAGCTTCCAAACGGTCTTTATTATTAGATATACCGTCAGCGACACCTTCAATGAAACTTAAAGCCAAGTTTATACCAGATTCTATTACTTCTGGTAATTTATTAGCTATACCATCCATGAAGTTAATCACTACATCCGCTGCTGCCTCTACTACTTGTTGTATATTATCGGCTATACCTTGTAGTACTCCTAATATCATTTCCATACCATAAGTCACTAATTGAGGTATACCTTCTGCTATTTTAGCAGCAAACGCTAATATAAGGTCTAAACCTGTTTGAGCTATCAACGGTATGTTTTGTTGTATTGCTGTTAGAATTGCAGTTAACAATGTACTAAATGCGGATATTATTTGTGGTGCTCCGTTTCCGATTGCTCCCGCAAAGTTAACCATTGCTTCTCCGGCTTTGATACCTATCTGCGGCAATAGACCTATAAGTTGTCTAATGAATTCTATTATAGCGAAGCCTGATGCTGCGATTGCGGCCGCTACAGCTGCGAATCCTGTGCCGAATAATGCCATACCAGCACCAGCCATTGCCGCTCCTGCACCGAATAATGCTATAGATGCTGCGAATCCTAATAGACCTGGTAATGCTCCTGTTATAAGATATCCAGCCGCTCCAACAACTGCTAAAGCACCTGCTAAAGCTAATAAGCCTATACCTACTTGTTGTAAGCTAAGCTGACTTAATAATATCAATTGAGGTACGAATAACGCTAATGCTCCAGCCATAACCAACATAGCCGCTGCCCCAGCTAAACATCCAGTCATCGCATACATGGCTACCGCTAATACAGTTAATGAACCAGCTAAACCAACTAATCCTATACCTAATTGTTCCCAAGTCATTCCACCGAAAGATTGTAATGCACTAGCTAATATGTGTAAAGATACACCCATCGCTGCTAATCCTACAGATAGCAATAGCATTTGAGGCCCAGATATAAGTTTCGTAGCTACACCTAATACAACTAAAGCTCCTGCCATAGCAGTTAAACCTCTACCCATTTCGTCCCATTGAATACCTCCGAAAGATTTAACAGCACTAGCCATGACATGTAATGCCGCTCCCATAGCCGCTATACCAACTGCTAGACTTGCCATTTTGAGACCGCCACCACCTAGTTTATTGAACACGGCCATTTCAGCTAACACCGCTGCGATGCCTACTAGACCTCGAATTAAGGTGTCTGTTTCCATTTTTCCAAACAGTTTGGTCGCTTGTGATAATATTAATAATGCTCCTGATAGTATTAATATCGCCGATGCAGTATTTGTACTGAGTTTACCAAATTTTGCTACGGCTAAGAAGGCTGCTAATTCTGCTAAAACCAATGCTAATGCGAATAGACCGGAACCCATAGTTTCTGCATCTATAGTTCCTAGAAGTCTTAGAGCCACGGCCATTCCTGATAAAGCTATCGCTAATATAACGAGACTTTTAGCCGTTTGACTTAGGCCTTTGTGTTTTCCGTCAAATACTTTAACCATCCCATTCATAGATACAAGTAATGCCATCATACCGAATAATCCGGTTACCATTTCACCAATACTGATAGTCGAAAGCAGTTTCAATGCCGCAGAAAGTAATGTTAAAGATACAGACATCGACACAAGGAAACCGTTTACAGATGTCATACCTTTAACTCCACCGACTTTAGCTATCGCCGCGTATACTCCTACTATACCTAATAGTACACCGTATATACCCGATAAACCTACAGCTAATTGCTTACCGTTAATTGTGGATATCAAGATTAGCGAAGCGGCTAATACCCCTACTGCTCCTGCTATTTTTAGTAATGTACCAGCTTGTAAATCCTGTTGCCATGCTTCTAATGCTTCTTTTGCAGCTCCAAGAGTTTCGGAAATATCTTTTCCTATTTGACCGAACGACTTAAACATACCAGAGAAGCTTTTTGTTATCTCTTCAACACTCTCGCCTATTCCACCAACTTCTTTGAATATGTTAACTAGGTGTTGGGCCACTTTTAAACCAGACGCTGTTTGTAATGCTTTCATTATCGCATTGAAATCTATAGTACCTATGGCTTTACCTAATCCTTCGCCCAATGTTTTAAATACTTCACCGAAAGGATTTACAAATTTACCTATACCACTAAATATCTTACTTATGTCTATCTCACCTAGGCTTCCGAAGAAATCCGAAACTCCAGTACGAACTTTCTCGAATACGGTACCTATACCTTCGAATGTTCCCTTGATGGCACTTCCTACTTTCTCGAATACTTGACTTTTAGTTATAGCCTCGGATAGTCCACTTGCGAATTTTCCTATACCCGAAGTTACCGATAGCGCTATATCTCCTATAGTAGGGAAACTTTGCAATAATGGCGAGAAAGATTTAACTATATCCCAAACGGAAGTACCGACAGTTTTAAATACATCGAATACCCCTTTGAATGTATTCTTAATCTTTTGTGCTGTTTCATCGGTCATTTTGAATTTGTAAGTAAGGTCCCTAAACTTAGTTGATAACTCTGTTAATTTCTCACCTGTCATAGAAGGGAATACTTCTTTCCAAGCTTTTCCTATAGCACCAAGGCCTTTACCCATGCTTTGTATAATGTTAGTGAATCCTCTTATTGCTGCATCTCTACCGCCGCTTTCATTCCAGAACTTAAGCATTTCATTTCTAGCATCTGTGGATGGTTTTATTATCGCTTCGAATCCGTCTTTTATACCCGTTAATAACTCGGTTGCTTGCTCTTTGTCGCCTATAATAAATTCCCATGATTGAGCCCAACCAGATTGAACGGACTCTTTCATCGTGTCTATTAATTGTGTGACGGTCTTAACTTCAGTTGCAGCCGCAGTAGCATTCTTAGCCAGTTCGACTATTTGTTGAGCTTGTGATTTAGTATACCCTTGAGCTACTAAGTCTGCTTCTGTATATGCTCCTGATAATTGTTTAAGCGTTTCAGTTAATACTTCGGAAGTCAACCATTCACCTTTAGTTAAACTCTCCCTGAAGCTTCCATATTTCTCAATCATCGCTTCTGCGCCTGTACCAAGTTGTTCGGATGTTCTTATTAATGCATCTTGGAATAGCTTACCACCCATACCTGCATTTACAACTGAGTTCCAGTCAGCAAGACTTACTCTACCCGCTGCTAATGCTTGTGATAATTGATACATCGCAGTCGATGCTTGTTGTGAGCTCGAACCAGACGCTGCTGCTAGGTTGGCGATACCTTTAATAGCCGCAGCAGAAGTATCCAAATCTATACCAGCCGCTGTGAAAGTACCAATGTTTCTGGTCATCTCAGCGAAATTATAAATAGTCTGGTCTGAGTACGTATTTAAATCGTTTAATACTTTTGTAACGTCTTCCATAGTTGTACCAAGATGTGAAGTATTAGTTAATATTGTTTGTATAGAGCCCATCTTAGTTTCATACTCAGAGAAACCTGTCATTATCGGTTCAATACTTAACGACTTAGCTAAATTTGTACCCATGTTGACCATTCTATTAGTAATGTTAGCAAGAGCGGTAGCACCCATGATGCTCAAGGCGGAGAAACTTTTAGTTACCGCGCCCACACCCTGGTCTAATTTTTGAGAACCGCTTGTAGCTTCATCAAACGCCGATGCTACTTTCTCTACAGAACCCCCAATGTCTAATTTACCAAATAAATTCATTAGACCTTTACCAGCAGTTGATAGTGCGTTACCGAATTTCTGCCATATTGTTTCTTTCTGCGTTATCTTTGTTAATTCGTCTAGATTAAAAGTCGATAACTGACTTTTAATATCTTTCATAGATTTACTTATGTTATTTACGGCATCAGTATTGCCTGTATTCTTTAGTACTTCGTTTAATTTTTCTAGTGATTTTATTGTAGTATTTATACCTTTTTCGAAACTACTATTATCAAAGGTCATTTTGACGATTCGTTCGTCTATAGAACTCATGATCTAGTCACCTCTCTCCATGCTGCTTCTGCTATCTGATCAAATATAGGCCGCATCGCCGGATTGATGTAATCCGTAGGAGCAACATAACCTCCTGTACCCGTACCGTGACCGAACTGTAGTATTACTGCTATATAAACGCCGTCATTCTGGTCAGTATTAGTCCAGTATATGATTACTCTGCTTCCTTCGTTTACTATCTCATAGCCCCATGATGCCGCTGTTGATCCGTCTTCTTTTGGTGTAGCACTCCTTAAAGCAGACACACCCATTTGAGCATACTTTTGTAGTATTGGATTTATGTCGAAGTTTTCCAATCTATTAAGGAACTTTAAAGTCTTATTAAAGTTACCTTTAACTGTACATTTGATCACTTAATTCACCACCTTTAAGGTCGTACCTACCCTTTGGTATTTAGTTCTCTTTTTCTAGCATCATTAAGCGCTTTGTTTCTGCTCAATATTTCTTGTTTGCTCATTTTCTTAGGTGGGTTGTTCTTAATGTTACATACTTTAACGAGTGTTAACAATCTATTCAAATGCCAGTACTGACACTCGAATGGTATGTTAAATGTTACCATCCAATAATATATAATTTCTGACGTTACTATCTCGCGACTCCCTGAAGGTCGCTCGTTAGAAAATGTAGTCGCAGACATAGGATGTGCTATATAAGAGTTTATCGCTGTAAGATTATCTTCTGTTATTCTAGAATATGTTTCTTCGTTAAAGTTATCACTTATACACATACAACGAACATAGTCTAATATTTCTTCGAGTGTTTTATTCTTACCATCCAAGAACGGTTTACACCATTTGGATTCCCATTTTGAAATTGAGACCAGAGAATGTTCAAGTTGAACTTTTAGTTCGTCGTAGTATAAGAATTCATTGTTTTCTTCAT